GGGCCAATGCGCCGCGAACCGTTGTCGCTATTAAAGGTCAAAGCCGCGATACCGCAATGATCCTGTCCACTTCAAAGGCTGATACGAAAAAGAAAGGCCTGAAGGTGTGGAACGTGTCCGGTCCAGTGATTAAGACCGAGCTTTACCGGTGGCTAAAAATGGAACGTATCGGCGAAGATGCTTCACAGTTCGGCCGCTGTCACTTCCCAGCATACGCTGAGGAGTATTTCAAACAGCTGACCGCTGAACGACAAATTGTCAAGGTGACCAACGGTTATCCGAGGTCAGTTTGGGAAAAAGACCCGACCCGGCGAAACGAAGCCTTGGACTGCCGCGTTTATGCGCGTGCCGGTGCGGCTATTTATGGTCTTGACCGGATATCCGAGCGTGGCTGGCAGGAACTGGAAGCGGCTATTCCAAAGGAACCGAACCAAAAGGTAAAAGTTAAAAAGCAACCGAAATTTATTCAAATCCAACCAACAAAGGTGAATGACCCATGGCTATAACAAACGTAGAAATTTTGAAAATAAGACTGATTGAGGCCGAAGAAGCCTACCATAAATTGATGATCGGCGAAAAGGAAGTCTCGGTCAGCGTTGGAAGTTTTGGCTCAACGACTTACAACCAAGCGAGCCGGACAGCTCTTGAAAGCTACATCAGCTCTCTTAAATCGCAAATTGCCGCGGCTGAAGGCACACCAACCTGCCGCCGCCGGATAATGAAAGTGAGTTTTTAATGACAGACACATCACACAAAGCAGCTTCGCAAACTTTGCGAGAAATTGCCTCATGGCTACCGGGCCGCGGTTCTGCCGACAGCGATTTGTTGCCGGAATTGGACACGATTGTCGCCCGGTCGCGTGACTTAACGCGAAATCATGGAATTGCCGCCGGTGCAATGCAGACCTTGTCCGATAACATAGTCGGCACCGGGTTTCGTTTATCGGCCAAGCCGGACTATCGGCTACTGGGCAAAACCAAGGAATGGGAAGAAGAATGGCAGGCACATGTTGAAAGTTTATGGCGATCATGGTCCGAAACTTTTGAATGTGATGCGGCCAAGTCCTTAACTTTCCATGGCCTGACGACACAAGTTTTCAAGTCTTGCCTGATTAACGGCGAGGCTTTGGCTATTCCGCTATGGTTGAAAGACCGGAAGTTTTCTACCGCCATTCAGTTGGTAGAACCGGACCGGCTCTCTAATCCAAACGGCCAAACGGATAGCAAAACCCTCCGCGGTGGTATTGAAATAGATAAATATGGCGCACCGGTTGCCTACTATATTCAAAAGGACCACCCGGGCGACTTTTGGACAGACCTAAAGTCTTGGGAGCGTATTCCGGCATTTACTTTATTTGGAAGGCGTCGAGTTCTACACGTTCACGACATCAGCCGTATCGGTCAATCTCGTGGAAAGCCTGTCCTCAGTTCCATAATGCCGATGTTCAAAATGTTGGACCATTACGAACGATCCGAGCTTCAGGCCGCGATCGTCAACGCAATGATAGCCGCATTTATTGAAACTCCGATGGATGGCGAAAGTCTGAACGAACTGTTCGGCGGCTCAAGTGATGATTACCTGTCTGCGAAAAAGGATTGGCAGGTTAAACTTGAAGGTGGCTCTATCATCCCTGTTTTTCCTGGTGATAAAGTCGCGCCATTCACGCCATCACGACCGAACTCGGCATATGGTGCTTTCGTTGAAAACTTGCTCCGCCATATCGGAACCGGCCTTAACATTCCTTATGAATTGCTCTTGAAAGACTTTTCAAAGACGAATTACTCGTCCGCCCGGTCGGCATTGCTCGAGGCTTGGCGATACTTTAACGGCCGCCGACAATGGCTTTCCACTTACTGGGCCACGCCGGTTTATGAGCTTTGGCTGGAAGAAGCAGTCAATAAAGGCTTGGTTGATGCGCCGGACTTTTACGAGAACCGCTATGCATACACAAGATGTAAGTGGATCGGTCCTGGTCGCGGCTGGGTTGACCCGGTCAAAGAAGCTCAGGCATGCCAAATCAGAATGGACATCGGCTTATCTACTTTGGAAGCAGAATGTGCCGGTCAAGGCTTAGACTGGGAAGAAGTTTTGGAACAACGTGCGAGAGAAAAAGCCAAACTCGCCGAATTAGGTTTAACAACTGAAGATTTAACTTCAAAGGAGGTTGAAACATTAAGAGAAACAGATGAATCCGGTAATTTTTCTTAGAGTATCTGGGAATATCTGGTAATAATTGACTTAGAGATACGGTAGTTTAGTAAAATCTGCAATGGCACTGCGGATTTTCCGCCATTTTTTATACTTTCCATCTGAAAAGTGTAAAAATATTAACTATTTTCAATCCGAAAAGTGCAAAAAATGACTTGATTTTCCATCCGAAAAGTGTTATTAGATACTATGTTAATATTAGGAGATCATATGAAAAGATACGCTTTACAAAATTTAGTTGCTTGGAAAAACAGTAAAAATCGCAAACCGTTACTGCTGTATGGTGCACGTCAAGTTGGTAAAACATGGCTTATGGAAGAATTTGGAAAAACAAATTTTTCTGATTATGTGGCCATAAATGTTGAAAAAAATGAGCGAATAGCCAATGTTTTTAACAATACATTAAATCCACAAGAAATCGTGACTGCGATTGAAATGGAGGCGCGTAAAAAAGTCACTAAGGATACATTGATTATTATAGATGAAATTCAAGCATGTCCTCGTGCAATAACCTCTTTGAAGTATTTTTGTGAAGACTTGCCGGAATATCATGTAATTGCGGCGGGTAGTTTACTTGGGGTTGCTATACACCAAGGCATCTCTTTTCCTGTTGGAAAAGTTGAATCCATGTATATGTATCCGATGACATTTTGCGAATTTTTAGATGCTTTAGGAGAAGAAAAACTTTGTGAACTTATTAACAGCTCTGATTTTCAGATGATAAACTTATTCAAAGATAAGATCATCACTTATTTGAAAACATATTTTTACGTTGGCGGAATGCCAGAGGTTGTTAAAAACTATATTGAAAATAAAGATTTTCAAGAAGTTAGAGAAATTCAAAATCGGATATTGAGTGATTATAAACAAGACTTTTCTCATCATATTCCTCCGACTATACGTCCTCAGGTTACAAAACTTTGGGATTCAATTCCTCGTCAGCTGGCAAAAGAAAATAAAAAATTTGTTTATAGTGAAATCGAAAATACAAAAGCACGAGTGAAAGAATATGATCCTGCATTAGAGTGGTTGAAAGATAGCGGATTGGTGTACCAAATAATGCGCTTAAGTAAACCTGCGTTGCCGATTAAAGCCTATCAGGAATATAATAGTTTTAAATTATTTATGTCGGATATAGGTTTGCTGTCTGCAAAATCAGATCTCGATATACGAACATTATTAGAAGGATCAAAAGTTTTTACCGAATTTAAGGGTTCAATAACAGAACAGTTTGTTTTACAAGAATTGAAAGCAATACAGAATATTGATATTGCGTACTGGGCAAATGATGCTGGTCGAGCTGAAATAGATTTTGTTATACAACTTGATTCTCAGATTATACCTGTAGAGGTTAAGGCTGGTATCAATTTGAAAGCAAAAAGCCTAAATGTATATAAGGAAAAGTTTAATCCAGATATTCTTGTCAGGACTTCATTGGCTGACTACAAAAAATCTGATAATCTATGTGATATTCCATTATATATGATAGAACAAATAAAGCAAATTTGTAATCTGTAGCTCTATTTTACAAAAATAGCAAAATACGAAAAAAATAAAATAGCCTCACTTTTGTGGGGCTTTTTTGATGCCTTTACGAACAAGAAAGTAAAGGTTTTTAATTTTTTGAAAGGAAAAAAATGAAACTCATGCAAAAGACAGTATGGGCAATAACGTCCGAGATGCTCTCGACAATGATTTCGATAGCGCACCAAACGAACAAGAGCCCTGAGGCCATAGCCAAAGAAATGGGCCGCGATATGAAGAACACCTACGCCGTCTCCACCCGAGGCGGCGTTGCTGTTATTCCGGTAACCGGTCCGCTATTTAGACATGCCAACCTTTTGACGGCGGTCTGTGGCGCGACATCTTATGAACTCTTGGCTCAAGACTTTAACAAAGCCCTGAACGACCCGAACATATCAGCCATTTTGTTTGATGTGGATAGTCCGGGCGGCGAAGTTAACGGTTGCTCTGAGCTTGCCGATATGATCTACAACGCTCGCGGTAAAAAGCCAATACTTGCTTATGCCTCCGGTTCTTGTTGTTCCGGTGCATACTGGATCGCCTCAGCCTGCGACAAGATTATGGCGGCAGATACGGCTATCCTTGGTTCTATCGGGGTTGTGTCCATCTTTGAAAAAGAGGACGAGAAAAAGACTATTGAAATTGTTTCCTCGCAAAGCCCGAACAAGCGGCCTGATGTGGAAACAGAGGAAGGGAAAGCCAAAATCCAGGCTCATATTGATGCCTTGGCTGAGGTTTTCATCAATAAAGTTGCGCTCCACAGGGATATATCGCCGAAAAATGTCATCGAAAACTTCGGTGGCGGTGATATTTTTGTGGGCCAAAATGCTGTTCGGATCGGTCTGGCGGACAGCCTAGCTTCGTTTGAAGCCATCATCTCAGACCTTAACACTCAATCAACGGAGAAATCATTCATGAATGATACTTTAGAAAAAACGTCTGTTGACATCAAAGCACAGGAACGCGAGCGCATGTCTCAAGTTCTTTCTGCCGAAAATGTCAAAGGCAAGGAAGCAATTGCTCAGGCATTGCTTGCCAAGACCGATTTGTCAGCATCTGACATTTGGGCCATTTTAGAAACGGTGCCTGTTGCCAAGCAAACCAATGCGCTTGATGTGGCAATGGCACAAATCAAAAACCCGGCGATCACACCATCTGCCGAGGATAACGAAGAAACACCCGAAGACGTTGCAAACCGCATCGCTTCTTACACAATTGGAGGTTAACACATGACTGTACAAGGATTTATGGACCAAGGGTCCACAACCGCCGATACCTTATTGGCCGGCGAATTCCCCCGCGTTTCTGAACTAGCAACCATTACCGGCGGCAGTTACACACGAGGCACAGTATTAAAGGCATCAGATGATGCTTTGACCATCTGTGGTGCATCTGACACACCTGAAGCTATTTTGGCTGAGGCTGTTGATGCCACAAGCGAAGATAAACAAGCCGTCGTTTATTTGACCGGTGAGTTTAACTCTGCGGCTTTGACTGTGGCAAGCGGTGCTTCCGCTGACGGCTTAAAGACCAAACTCAGAGCGAAAAACATCTTTATTAAAACAAATCAAGCATACTGAAAGGAATAAATAATGGATATTTTTTCTACAAACGTACTCGCAAAAGTCGTTGAACGTTTACACACGCCTTCGTCTTTCTTGCTCGACACCTTCTTTCCGAATGTGCAGACTTCGGATAAAGAAGAGATCTTTTTTGATGTAACGGACAGCAAGCCGCACATCTCTCCGTTTGTTTCTCCACTTCTTCCCGGCAAGGTTGTTGATAGCGGTGGTTATCAAACGAAGTCTTTCAAGCCGGCCTATGTGAAAGACAAACGTCGCTTTGATGCAAACATTCCGTATAAACGCGTTGCCGGTGAGATTATCGGCGGTTCTTTGTCGCCAGCTCAACGCTATGAACGCGCTTTGGCCACAACTTTGACCGACCAGTTGGAAAACCTGACCCGTCGTGAAGAAGTGATGGCGGCCGAAATCTTAAGAACCGGACAAGTTGTTGTTTCCGGTGACGGTTATCCGTCAACAACGGTGAACTTCGGACGTGATGCGGCTTTGACTAAGGCCTTAACCGGTTCTGCCACATGGGAAACTGTGGCTGTTAACCCGATTGAGGACTTGGAGGACTGGGCCGATTTGGTCCAAACAAAGTCCGGTATGATCGCAAAAACGGTCATCATGGATCCTGAAGCATGGAAAATCTTCCGCTCAAAAGATGATGTGAAGAAGTTCTTGGATTACCGCAGAGGCACCAATAATACTTTGAATGTTGATCCATTCATTCGCGGTGAAAACTCCAAAGTGCGCTACGTTGGCTCTATCGGTGACTTTGATATTTATGTTTACAATGACATTTATATCAATGATGCCGGTGTTGAAAGCAAACTCTTGCCGGCCAAAACTGTCATCATGGGAGCCAAAGACGGACTGGAAGGAACCCGTTGCTATGGCGCGATCCACGATGAAAAGGCAAATTGGACCGCTCATCGCTACTTTACGAAATCATGGGTTGAGGAAGATCCATCGGTTCGTTGGCTGTTATTGCAGTCTGCGCCTTTGGTCGTTCCTTATCGTCCGAATGCTTCATTCTGTGCAACCATTGGTTAGGAGGTATAAATGCGTATTAAGGCATTAATCACATTAGTTGTATCTGCCAGCAGAGAAATTGCTCCCGGTAAGGAGTATGACTTGAACGAAGCAGATGCAAAAAGTCTGATAGAACGCGGTTTTGCAGTGCCTGTTAAAGGTGGTCAAAAGCCGGCAACACAGCCACAGCAACCACAGAAACCTGATGAAACAGGAGGTAAAGATGCCCCTTCCTCTCAAAAAGGCGGTGGACAGCCTGTTTAATCGGTGCGGAACGATCGGGAATTATCAAGGACGAGGAGTCCTTTTTTTATTGATTGAACCGGACGAAGTGGTCGGTGTGGGTTTTGTTAAGGCTCACACCGATACGCATTTTATGAAGATCCGGATGTCTGATGCGCCTGATTTAGCTGTCGGGGACACAATAGAAACAGATGCGGTAACTTATCGGGTGCATAAGGAACCGGTCAAAGATATTCATAATCTAGTATGGAGTGTTGATGTGCTATGCAATTAAAACTTGCACTACAAGGAAAACTGTCTGATGTCATGGAAAAGCACTATTCAGAAGGTGCTAAGGCTGTGACATTAGGAATATCGGCGGCAACGAATGGACTTAAAACGTCTTTACGTGAGCAGGTCCGATCGGCCGGTATGAGTTCCCGCATGGCCAACACTTGGCGCGGTGTCGTCTATCCGAAAGGAAAAACGAGTATCAGCGCGGCCGGTCAGGTCTATTCCAATGCCGAAAAGATTATGCAGGGCTTTGAATACGCAAGCATTATCCGAAGCAAAAACGGTCTGTGGCTTGCTATTCCGACCGATGCAATCCCGAAAAAAGCACGTGGTAAACGCATGACACCGGGTCTTTATGAACAGATGAAAGGCGTGCGGCTACAGTTTGTGTATCGCCGCAATGCCTGTTCATTGCTTGTCCATACCAAAAAGAAAAAGACGGTTATTGCCTTTATCCTGGTTCCGCAGGTCAAAATGCCGAAATTAATTAACTTTGCAACCGAAAGCGAGCGTTGGCAAAACAAAGTGTCGAGCTTGATTTTACAGAACTGGAGAGATAGCCCTCCTTAAAAGTTATCATAATTTCATAATTAGCATTTTTTAACCTTTATTTTTTGAATTTTTGTCTTGAAGTATATCTCATACATCTTCGCCAAAAATCCAAATCTAAAAATTAAAAAATATAGAATTCTAAAACTTCAATAACCTTTAAGGAGGACTGATGAGTAAAAGAGAAATCGTATTAAACGCTTTATTTGAAAGACTTTCAACGCTTGATGTATCCGTTAAGCGCAATGATCCTCTGCCGCAAAAAATCCCTGACGGCGGTTTGGTTATCCTGCGCGATGGGAATGTCGGCGAACCGGAGATTTTATTATCCCCGCCTTACTACATATTCACGCATCGGGCCGAACTGGAAGTAATTGTTCAACAGGAAGCACCGGCTGAGCGTGATCAAGCCTTGGACTGGCTGTTGGTGGAAATCGGTGAACTTTTACTTTCAGATCCTCGCCTGGGCGGTCAAGTGGATTATATGCACGCAGATCCGCCCGAGTTCGTGGAAGAACCGGTCGAAGGTGGCGTAACCATCAAAGGTGCAATCGTTCCCATTGTCCTTGAATACACCTCAAATTCTAACTTAATTTAACAAAGGAGACAATTATGTCACGAGCATATGGCTGGAATGCCAAACTATTAATCGCTGAAGAAAGCACTTACGGCACTCTTTCTTCGGGACCTTATACCCAAGTGCCGTTTGCATCAAGCGCAATTGACAGCGAACAAGGGTTGATTTCTTCAAATGTTTTAGGTCTTGGCCGCGACCCGACCACACCTTTCCAAGACGTTATTAACGTTGAAGGCGATTTGGCGGTGCCGGTTGACCTCAGAAACATCGGAATTTGGCTGAAAGCTGTCCTCGGAGTTCCGGAAACAACCACCGAAAATGGCGTTTATACGCATACATTTGAAAGCGGTAAAACCACGCTTCCGAGCTATTCACTTGAATTAGGACTGGCAGAAGTGCCGGAATACATCAGGTTCCTTGGCGCACGCGCAAACTCTATCACCTTTAACTTCGCCCGATCCGGTGAAGCACAGGCCACAGTTTCTTTAATGGCGCAAAGCGAAACAGCTTCAGAAACATCTGTTTCAGATGCACCGGAAGTTAAGAACTACACGCGCTTTTCACAGTTTCAGGGCTTTATTAAATCCGGTGGCAAAACATTGGCCAATGTGACCAGTGCTTCGGTTACCTACTCAAATAACCTTGAAAAGATTGAGACGATCCGGAGCGATGGCAAGGTTGAAGCGATTGATTTGGGCGTGGCCTCGTTGTCCGGTTCGATTGCAGTTCGTTATGGCGACAATGCCTTGATGGATAAAGCTCGCGCCGGTGTACCGGTGGACTTAGAGCTCGGTTATCAGTTATCAGACACACAAAGGCTCGTTATTACTTGCCACGAAGTCTATCTGCCAAAACCGAAACGTTCCATTTCAGGCCCTGGCGGCATTGAATGCACTTATGATTTCCAAGGGGCCAAAAACACCGAACTCGGCAAAATGGTAACTGTTCAATTGTATAACGATGTGGAGGAATACTAATGTTAAAGTTAAAGTTTAAGAATGAGCCTTACTGGTTGGATTTGGGAATGGGTGTCCGGGTAAAAGTTAAACCCTGCACATCTTCCGTATTCTATGAGGCAAAGGCCTACATGAATTCAAAGGTCGCCGATATGGCCAAGCGCATTAAAGATGTTCGCGAAAACGGTGCAAAAGATGAAAACTTGCCGGATTTAGAGGATATCACAAAGCGCGAAGCCTTTGCCGATCAGCAGTTAATTTTGGGCCTTGCGCTGGCGGGCATTATTGAATGGGACGGCATTTTAGAAGCCGACACAGACGAAAAAGCAGCGCTGACACCGGTCAAAATTGAGGAGCTCTTCACGAACTTTTGGAGTATCGCCGAAACATTCAGACAACAGTATTGCGGCATTCAAGAAATACTTGAGGCCGAAAAAAACGTATCTTCGCCCGAGCTAAGTGGCACTTCGGCTCCGGGCGTAGCTACTGCCAAGGATGCGGCGAGCAAGAAATCAACTGCCTCATCTACAGATGCCGATACGTCGAAACAACCTTAAAAACCACAGAAGGACATCAGGCCTGGGAGGTTTTATTAAAACTTTCTGAGCCTGACCTTGGGGTTGCGCTAACGGTGGCTGAGAATTTGGGATTAAAAAGTGCGGTGATGACTGAACTGTTATCTGTTGGAATCCAAGGAATTAAGGCTGGTATGAATGACATGTCAGAAAGTGGCAAAACTTAAAGCATTAACACCGCCGGGAAGCTAAACCCGCTCACACAAAGGATACTACTCAAAAGACTTTCTCTCGTACAGATGAGAGTTCGGCAAAAACCTCTGCTCCAGAGTCCCGTTTTCAAGACGGCGGCGGTGTTATGGCTAATACTTAAACCATAGATGTTTAAATGTCAATAATGGCTTATGCCAAAAAGTGGCAGAAGTAAAATTTAAATGTTGCACCATTTTCTTGCGGTTAGTATGATATGGCTGAAGGAGCATTGTCATGAAAAATTTATTTTATTTAACACTTGCTGTTACTTTAATATCCTCTACTGTTAATGCAGGAATGCGTTGTTCTTCTGATTCTTTAGGCAATAGAACATGCCGCGATAATTATGGTCAAGTGGTAAGCAGAAGTTCAACAGACAGTCTGGGCAATACAGTTTATAAAGATAGATATGGCGCAGTAATTGGCCGTAGCTCTACCGATAGTCTTGGAAACACGACATACAAAGATAAATATGGTGCAGTCCAAGCCCGTAGCTCTACGGACAGTCTGGGTAATACCACTTATAAGGACCGTTACGGTGCTGTGCAAGCTCGCAGTCATACAGACAGTTTAGGTAACACAACTTACAAAGACCGATACGGCGGTAATCGGCCGGAGTTCCACAGATAGCCTTGGAAATACAAGATATCGGGATAAATACGGAAGATAAACAGCTTCGTTTAATTCTTAAAAAGATGATAAATTACTGTTTATCTATATGTAAAAATTGCTTTATAAAGCATTTTAAATAACTTAACTTGCTCTATAAAGCATTTTTATAAAAAAAATAACTTGATTTCTTTTGCAAATTTCATTAACCTATTCATGTGAATTTTAAGCAAGGAGTAAAAATGGTCAAAAGAAATGTTCTGCAAAACTCAACACCTAGTGCCGTAGAGAAAACAATAAAAGGCTTGGGAGAAAATTTAAGAACGGCTCGTTTACGCCGCAAACTGACGATAAAAGAAGTTGCGGATAAAATTGGTGTCGGTATTCGTGTAGTAAGTGATGCTGAGCATGGTAAACCGGCAACTTCCATTAAAGTTTATATGGCTCTTCTATGGGTTTATGATTTGCTTGAATCGACAGCAGATTTAGCAAACCCGCTAAAAGATGAAATTGGCTTGCGGTTAGCCAGTTTAAAAGATCCTAAGCGCAGTCGAAATAAGGAGACAATAGACAATGACTTCTAAAAAGCAAGAATGTTTTGTGTATATGACACTGCCCGGTCAAACCGACCAAATAACAGCGGGCAAGTATGTTTTAGAAAAGACAGAACAAGGAATTGATGTCGGACATTTTGTTTATGGTAGGTCTTACTTAAGCCGTGCTGATGCGGTAGAAATTGACCCTATAGAATTAAAACTGGAAAATAAAGTATTTAATACTGTTACCATGAAGGGTGTCTTTGGGGCATTACGCGATGCTTCTCCTGACTATTGGGGGCGTAGAATTATTGAGCGTAATTTAAAAGTTGCTCAGGCAGATGAAATGACCTATTTACTTCAGTCTGCGGATGACCGTATAGGAGCTTTAGGGTTTGGATTTAATCAGACACCGCCTGCTCCCAATAGAGTATTCAATCAAAAAATACAGCTTGATAGATTGCAAAAAGAAGCTGAATTGCTGGTAAATGAGGAAGTAAAGCCTGAAAACCCTATTACGGCACAAGTACAAGAACTTTTGCTAATCGGGACATCGATGGGCGGTGCTCGTCCAAAGGCTGTTATTGAAGATGATAATAAGCTGTGGGTAGCGAAATTCAACCGCATGGATGATAAGTGGAACAATGCATTAGTTGAATATGCTATGTTAAAACTTGCAGAAAAATGCGGAATAGAAACGGCTCTAAGCAAAGTTGTCTCTGTTGCGGGAAAAGATGTTTTACTGGTAAAGCGTTTTGATAGAGAAAAAGTTTCAGACGGATACCTGAGATATCGGATGATAAGTTCATTAACAGTTTTGCAAGCCGGTGATGATTACACTCAGCGGGAAAAGTGGTCTTATATTCAATTAGCAGAAGAGTTAAGGCGCATATCAAAACAAGCAAAACGTGATGCTGAACAGTTGTTCAGACGGATGGTATTTAATGCACTTATTTCTAATACCGATGATCATCCGCGTAATCATGCTTTTATTGCGCAGGATAAAAATTGGCAACTCTCGCCTGCATATGACTTAACACCAAATCCATTGGTAAGCATAGAACAACGTGATTTGGCTATGATTTGCGGTCAAATGGGTCGTTTTGCTAATAAAGACAATTTATTGTCAGAGGCAGATAAGTTTTTACTGAATCAAGATCAGGCAAAGAAAATTATTGATGAGATGTATAAAATTGTAAAAAACGAATGGTATGCCACAGCAAGACATGCAGGAGTAACAGAAGCAGATTGCGAAAAAATTAAATCTTCTTTTGTTTATGAAGGATTTAACTATAAGCAAAACTCCTAAAAACAATTACATTCTTACGGATAACCGCCTCAGCCCGCAAAGCTGAGGCATTTTTTATGGAAAAATGAATGAACACAGCGAAAAAACTTTCAATCAGACTTGAAGCAGTGGGCGGCGACAAGGTCCGGCAAGAGTTCAAGAACATTGGCTCGGACGGACAGAAAGCCTTTCAGCGGATAACTCAGGTCATCACCCCGGCAAACGATAACTTAAAGGTCTTGGACAACACAGCCAAGGCCTTTAATAATACGCTCAAACAGGCGGCATCGTTGGTCGGAGCCTACCTCGGGTTACGCGGACTGACGAACACTTTTAAGAGCATTGTAGAAACAAATAAAGAGTTTGAAAGACTTTCCGGTTCACTAAAAACAGTGACCGGCTCTGCAAAAGCGGCCAAAGAAGCCTTTACTTTGATTGAAGACTTTGCCACATCAACGCCATTCCAACTTGATGAAATCGTAGACAGTTTTATCCGGTTAAAGGCAATGGGCTTGGAACCTTCAATGGAAGCCTTAACCTCTTATGGTAACACAGCCTCTGCTTTTGGTAAGAACATATTGGAGTTTGTTTCGGCTGTTACCTCAGCAACCGTTGGCGAGTTTGAACGGCTCAAAACATTTGGTATCAAAGCAAAGCTCGAGGGAGAACGTGTAAGGTTCATCTTTCAAGGCGTTACAACAGAAGTTGGTAAAAATGCGGCAGAAATTGAAAATTATCTTCGCTCTATCGGCACAATAAACTTCGGTGGTGCCATGGCCGAACAGATGAACACCATGGGCGGAACAATGTCAAACATTGAAGATGCTCTTGCAAAAGTTGCACGAACGATTGGTGAAAATGGATTAAACAAAGCAATAAAAGAAGTTCTTGATCAGTTTAATAATTTAATATCAGGTACTGATGGTGCGGCTAAAACTATTGGTGAAACTTTAGCAAGTGCAGCAACTATCGCCGGTAAAGCATTCTTTACATTGGGCAAATACATTGAGCCGATCATCACGCTCTTAACTGTCCGTTTGGGTGCGAGCCTGATTACAAAAGGAATTGACCTGTTAAAGGCAAGCGTTTATGCGCTGAATGTTGCGTTAATGGGGACCGGAACAGCCGGAGCCTCTGCCACACTCGGCCTTAAAATGATGTGGCAAGTTTCCAAAGTGGCCGCTGTTCAGATGTACGCAACGGCGGTGGCGGCCAAGGTTCTTGCCGGTGCTGTCGGACTTTTGAAAGGCATTATGGCTTTGCTTGGTGGCCCGGCTGGTCTTGTTATGTTGGTTGTTTATGGCCTTTATAAATTAATAGACAGTCATAACGTGGCAAAGCGAGCGGCAAACGACCACGCGGACACCTTGGCCAAACTTAAAGAACAAATGGCTGAAACGGTCAAAGAAACAAACAACCTTGTGACCGCGCAAAGCAAAAACCAAGCCATTGCCGAATGGTCCTATAAATTAAAGGTGGCAGAAAAGAATATCAAAGACCTGAAGGAAGAACTAAAGGATACCGGCGGCTTGTCGTTCTTTCAACGTCACGCGCCGAATATGTTCCTGAAGGAATACCAGATTTTCGCAAACGATTTGGCGGACATTCTTTCGCAGTCAAAATACAACCTGGAGGAATACCAAAAGGAAGTATGGCGTTTGGCCGCCGAATATCCGGATTTTCAACCGCAGGCAAAAGCCATTCAGGAAAAGTTCCTGCTTTTGAAAGCGGCCGAGATAGATGCACAAAAGGCTCGTGATGAGTTGAAGTACATTCAAAACCCGGAATTAAGGCCGAAAGAAGAAAAGCCGGCAGTTCCGAAACCACCTGTTCTGTCAAAAACTGACACATCAGCTTACGAAAAGACCATTGAGGACATCAAACAAAAGGTCTTTGAATTGCAGGATCCTTATGATCAGGCCATGCAAAAAGCGGCCGAATGGCGTGATAATGCTTTGGCGAACCTTGACAGCACAAAAGCCGGTTATGAGGATTTCAAAAATGATGTAAACCGAGTTTATGACGACATGATCAAAAAAGCAGGAGTTGCCGCTCTTCAAAGTTCCAAGGACTGGAAAGACGGCGTAACCCGAGGAATGAAAAGCATTTATGAAGATGCCTCGGATATGGCTTCAATGACCGAAAACTTGGTCAAAAACTCTTTCAAATCAATGGAAGATACGCTGACAAACTTCGTCATGACCGGTAAAGCGAACTTTGGAGACTTTGTTAACTCAGTTGTCGAGGGAATGGTCCGAATGGCCATGCAGTACGCTGTGATCAAACCGATCATGGGTGGTGTCATGGGTTACTTCGGCATACCGACAGCGCATACAGGAGGTGTCATTGGTACGGATACTTTATCACTTAAGGCTGTTAGTCCAAGTGTTTTTGAAAATGCTCCCCGTTTTCATACCGGGGGTTTGGTCGGCGGCGAGATCCCGATTATCGCGAAAAAAGGCGAGACGGTATTTACGCCGGGACAGATGAAGGCACTGGGCGCAGAACTCAATTCAAAACCGCCGGTTTACGTCAACGTGAATGTGGTCAATAAGGCCTCAGGCACAAAGACAACGGCAAACCAGACACGCGACATGAATGGTAATGTCAACCTGGACATCATCGTTGAGCAGATCGAGGGTGCAATTGGTAAAAACATCAGTAAAGGTGAAGGTTTATCGTCGATCCTTGAACAAAGGTATGCGTTAAACCCGGCCTATGGGAGTTATAGATGACAGTAATTTTTCCTGAAAAGTTACCATATCCGACAACAGATGGGTATGCGATAAAACCCAGGCATCAACGCCTCTTGATGCGCGCGTTTTGGATAAAATGCTCCCGTTTATGACAACGGAATTTGGTAATCCTCATTCATCAGAGCACTTTTTCGGGTGGAAAGCAAATGATGCTATTGAAAGCGCAAAAGGAATGGTTGCTGATTATATTAATGCACTTGAAGATGAAATAGTTTTTACATCAGGAGCAACAGAGTCAAATAATCTAGCGATCATTGGAATGGGTTACACGGTTTTAGATAAGTCAAAAAGGAGAACGATCCTTGTTTCAGCAATTGAACATAAATGTGTCCTGGGGGCATCGCGCTTTCTAGAACGTTTTGGCTTTACTATTAAAAAAATTCCTGTGAAACACGATGGAATTATTGACTTTGAAGCATTAAATGAGCTTCTGACAGATGATGTACTTCTTGTTTCAACAATGGCAACAAACAACGAAATCGGCGTTAATCAACCTTTAGAAAAAATTGGCACAATGTGCAAAGAAAAAGGTGCAATTTTTCATGTTGATGCGGCACAAGGCGCGTATGCAAACATTGATGTTGTCGAAAATCACGTGGATATGCTGAGTTTATCCGGTCACAAAGTTTATGGACCGAAAGGCATTGGCGCACTTTATATTAATCAAGCGAGCGAATTGAAACCGACACCTATCATAAGAGGCGGTGGTCAACAAAGTGGATACAGATCCGGTACAATGCCAACCTTTTTAGTTGTCGGAATGGGCGAAGCTTTTAGCCTGATGAAAGATTTAAAGGACACAGAGGCCCAATATATTAGTGATTTACGCGCGAAATTGCTTGATGGTTTAAAGGCTAAATTCCCGGATATAAAAATCAATGGCACAATGGATAGCCGGCATCCGGGAAATCTTAATGTTATGCTTTCTAACCGCGATGCACGAGACATGATATTGTCGTTACAGCCTAAAATAGCATTTTCTACCGGTTCTGCATGTACTAGCGGTATTCAAGAGCCATCACACGTTTTGAAGGCAATTGGTCTGACAACAGAGGAAGCAGAACACTCTTTCCGAATTACCGTTGGTCGCTTTTCTAATATGGACGATATTAATACCGCTATTGAATTAATCAGCGGGCGGAATTAGTTTTGATATATCCTTGCCGCCGGAAATAATCCGCACAGCTTCAATTGTGAACATTTTATCGCCTTGGCAAAAGGTCATGACCATTTTCATTCCGTCTTGTTTTATATCGACGAGATATGCTAAATTATAAAGCCGCTGTAATTCCTCGTTGAGTTCCTTTACACGCCTTTCAATATCTTCGTATTTTTCCTTACTAATCCACATTAAAGTTACTTTCTTTTATCAAAATCTTCCGGTTTGATTACTTTAACGTGGCCACCCCAAGTATAGAGGTGCCAGTCCATCTCTCTTGCGCCGCCGGCTCGGAACTTAACTGTTAAGGTACCGTCCGGGTTGCGAAATGCTTCTTGTTTCGGATGAAATGTATATTGAGCCGCGGAATCTGCAACTTCTGCATCAAACAGCCACTCAACATCAAAAGGTTTTTCTTGATAAACACCAAAGGCTTGTTCGCTGAATTCCTTAAGGGAGAAATGTGGATCGCGCTTAAAGTATGTATTTAAAACTTCAATTTCCTTTATTTTATTCAAATTAAAATGACACATCTTGCGCTTTGTTGAATCCCAAGCAATTAAATAGTGCTTGTTTCCATATAAAAAGCCATAAGGGAACAGTTTGCGCCAATCTTTGTTGTGCGAAGAATCGTATTTTATTTTAATGCGGTTGCATGCAATAATTGCGTACCTGAGTTGTTTTAGGTGCTCTGTATTGATGATAATCCTTGGTCCTGGCCGGAAAGCATAACCTTCAGCTTCTAAAAGTGCTTCGGCATCCGGTTCTATTCTGTTGATGGCATCCTTACCGATGAGGGCTTTTATCTTGTGCAGGACGTTATCGATATATCGAGAATCAATCATCTTTTTAGAAGCCAAAAGTTTGGATGCGTTTTGTAGCGCGTGGATCTCTTCCATAGAAAAGCTAACCATATCGCGGCCGGTACCTTTGGGTAGATACCAACGTTTTGTGTTGTATGGACCGCTGATTTCATTTAATTTAGGATATTTTTCGGCGATGGAATCTTTCATGCGGACTGCTGTCCGGAGGGAGACATCATACTTTTCCATGATATCTTTAAGGGAAATACCGTCATCTGTGTCCTGCATCCACAAGATCAGGTCATTGAGCGTTTGCGTTTTTTTATACATGTTCCGGCTCCATTTTTACTAATAGCGAGATGATTATACATTAAATCAATTTCGAATGTCAATTAAATGGATGTCAGAAATTGGCAGAAATTTGTTTTAGAATTTGCAATTTTAAATATAAAAGGTTATGATTATCCGAAAAAAGGAGCTCGTATGTTTTTATCTAAATCCGACTATATGATGGCGCAAAACTGTGTTAAGGCTTTGTGGCTGAAGAAGAACCGCAAAGATTTAACACCTGAAATTGATGAGGCTACGCAACGGCTTTTTGATATCGGTAACGAAGTTCAGGACTTGGCTCGGGAGTTCTTCCCGGGTGGCGTTATGGTGCCGGCAGAGAATTGGAATGTGATTAACGGAAGCAAAATCACAGCTGAATTGGCCAAAAGCAATGACATTTTATACGAAGCCTTTGCAAAATTGGACAACGGAGCTTTTTGCCGTATCGATGTTTTGAAACGAAACGGCGGTGGTTGGGATTTAATTGAAATCAAGTCCGCAACAAGTGTTAAACCGGAATACATAGCAGACTTAGCCTTTCAAAAATACGTATTTGACAATGCCGGTTACCCGGTCAAGCAGTGTTGGGTCCTGCACATCAATTCAGATTATGTGTGCAAAGGCCTGATTGATGTAAAAGAGCTCTTTCAAATTGAAGATATGACTGATGCGGTGGCCGAGGCATACATCAATACGCCAGCTTATGCTGAGCAGTACATGAAAATTCAAACCAGCAAAACCGAACCGGAGATAACAATTCACAAGACTTGCAAGGATTGTCCTTATTATCACTATTGTTGCAAAGACGTTCCAGAATACTCGGTTTTTGACCTTTTGCCACAAAAAGAAGCTGATGTTTTTTATGCAACGACCGGTAAACTGGAAATCAAAGATGTGCCGGAATCTACTTGCACAACACCAAAACAGCTTATCGACCGGGAAGCATTTCTGACAAATGAAATTCATGCCGAGTCTGAGGAAATCAAGGCTTGGCTGGATAAGTTGGAGTATCCTCTGTATTATTTAGATTATGAAACCTTTCAGACGGCAGTTCCTATGTTTGACGGATGCACACCTTACGGGCAGACACCATTTCAGTTTTCATTACACATTCAAAAAGAACGCGGTGGTAAACTAGAACACATCAGCTTTTTGCATAAAGAACAGTCGGATCCAAGACGTGCGTTGGTCGAATGCCTGATTAAGAACTGTGGCAACAAAGGAAGTATTGTTGTTTATAACGAATCCTTTGAAAAATCCCGCAATAAGGAATTGGCCGATTTATTCCCTGATTTAAGCGATAAATTACTGGCCATAAATGAACGTATCGTGGATCAGTTGGTACCGTTCAGGAATCGTTATCTTTACGGACCAACACAACATAGCTCTGCAAGCATTAAAAAGACACTTCCGGCATTTACTGATCTTTCGTATAGCGATATGGAAGTCCACAATGGGGTCGAAGCTTCCACCCGGTATGAGGCCTTTATTACTGGTAAATTGACTGATGCAGAGGCACAAGTTTTATTCAACGGGCTTGAAAAGTATTGTGGCCAGGACACATACGCGATGGTCCTGTTGATGGATGTTTTGTATAAGTATTCAAATAGTTGATAAGAAAGAGATTAAATATGAAACTAAAAAAAGTTCGCTTAAAAAATTTTCGAGGTTATTTAGATACGACCTTTTCCGTAGATAAATTAAACGTAATAATTGGTAAAAATGATGTAGGTAAATCAACGGTTATTGATGCTTTGGATGTATATTTTAATGATGCATCTATAGAACCTTCGGATTTAAATGTTTATGCTGATCCTTCAGAAACAGGAAGTATTGAAATATCCTGTTCTTTTGAAGTTGATCCAGATGAACGAATTACACTAGATTCAAGTGAAAATACAGCAACAACTTTAAAGGCAGAATATTTATTAAATAAAGAAAATTTGTTGGAAATATCGAAAAAATATGAATGCTCAAATGGTAGAATTAAAAAACCTGTAGTGCAAATTGTTGCAAGACATCCAAAAAATTTTGAAAAAGCTTTGATTTGTTTAAAAATACAAGATTTATTAAAGTTAGCTAATAATAAAAATATTTCTGTTCCTAATCGTAATGTAAAAAAAGAAATACGGAGAGCTATTTTTGAGCAATATCCAAATATAGAATGGGTTGATGATTTCTTAATAAGTATAGATTCTAAAGATGGCGATATAATACCTGTATTCAGTAAATTTAAGGATGATTTTCCTGCATTTTTAATTTTTCGTGCGGATAGGACAAACACAGATAAAGATAAAGAAGTAAATGATACAACAAAAGCTATTGCAAAAGCTGCTGTTGCAGAATTAGAATCCAAATTTTCTGAGATTAAGAAAATAGTGATAGAACAAATACAAGCTCTTGCAGATAAAACCCTTCTTAAATTAAATGAGTTTGATGAACACATTGCTAAAGAATTAAAAACAAATATCGAAACAAAAACGCTAGATTCCTTATTTTCTTTTACTTTCAATTGTGAAGACGGAATATCCTTTAATAAAAGAGGAAGTGGAATTAAAAGGTTAATGCTTTTAAGCTTTTTTCTTGCAGAGGCTGAAAGAAAAAATATAAGTAAAAATATAATTTATGCAATAGAAGAACCAGAAACCTCCCAACATCCTGATTTTCAAATTATGTTAATGAATGCTTTGAAGGATCTTTCAGATTCAGGTAATCGTCAAATTCTACTTACAACTCATACGCCAGAAATAGTAAAAATGATTAATAAAGAGGATTTGATTTTTATCCAGAAGGATCATGAAAATCACATGATCTCCGTAGAAACAAACGATGATATTGAAATATCAAAAGTTGCAGACACTTTAGGTATTTTGCCTTTTGTATCTTATAAGGGTGTTATTTTTGTAGAAGGTAAAACAGATATCCGTTTCTTGAAAAACTTGAGTAAAATAGATGAATTTCGAAGCATAATCGATCTTACCCATTTTACTTTTATTGAGTTGCATGGCGGTGGAAATATTGATCTATGGATAAAGGCAAATTATCTGAGTGGCACAAACATAAAATGCTTGTATTTCAGAGATAGAGATACTAGTACAACACCGCCTTCAGTTGTTCATCCTCAAAAAGTAATCATAACTTCAAAACGTGAAATAGAAAATTATATCCCAATTTCTTCTATTGAAGAAAAGTTTGATGTAACATTCACCCCTTATGAAATAGAACATTGGAATGATATGGATGTGGCAAATTCTTTATATAATAAGGGAATACGTTTTGGAAATGATCAAAAGCATAGCGAAAATGTAATAAAGCAAATATTACAAGGCCAAAATATATGGAATCAGATTATTTTATCTCCTGAAAATCGTAGTGAAATACAGGATTGGTTTCAGCAGATGAAGGACTTTTTCGAAGATGCTGGATGGTAATATACTATATGTACATTCTATTTTTATTAAAAACCAATATCTTAATTGACCTTTCCGCAAAAAATGAGTGGGTGTCCACGCTGGGTGGAAAATTAGCCCTCTAGGTGAAAATATGTTCTGAAAAAAATAAGAAACTCCTTGTGTTTTCGGGGCTATATCGCTATAGTATATCTAAATGAAAACGAGGCGGTATCAAAGTAGGGATTTTCCCTATATGTCGCCGACCATTTGATTGATTTTTGACTTGACTTGGCATTTAGATAAGTTTATATTCCGTTCCAGAATGAAAATCATCCATGCGCCCTTAGCTCAGCTGGATAGAGCAACAGCCTTCTAAGCTGTGGGTCAGACGTTCGAATCGTCTAGGG